GTGATCTCAGGGGCCAGGAACTCCCATGTCGTTCTCGCCTGTCCCGGTCTGTGCCGGTAGGGCACCCCCTCCCAGTAGTTGTGGACCCATTCGCCGATGTGGATCATCCGAGGTGCGGCAGCGTCCTTCTCCTCTTGAGGCGCACGGTGACGGATGAAGGGGATCATCACTTCGTAGACCGCCCCCATCCAGCCGTGGTGGTGCTTGCTGTAGAGGCCGACTGGCTTCACGCGGTACACGTAGTCGGTCGGCCCGCCGGCATCCCTGATGAGGCGAGGGTCATCGACCAGGAAGAAGGAGGAAAGCCGAGAGGGCACCCCGCTCGGTCGCCCGGCCTCCATCGCACCCTCGATGGCTTCAGGAAACCAGCCCTGGGTCTCCCTGGCTTTCAGCGTCGCTCCCACCTCCATCCGTCCAGTGGAGCCGTGATAAAACTCCACGCTGCCTAGATCCCGGTTCCGATGCTGGCGGCGCCTCTCTTGAAGATCATCTTCCAGATCGCGCCGGCCACCGGGATCGACAGCGTCGCGGCGATCTGGAGCCACTTCTGGAGCTCTGCCTTCTGCAGGGTGGCCACGCCCGCCTGGAGTTGAGAAAGCACGTTGGCTTGCCACTGTAATGTCTCGGGTGGCGCGGTCACGGTCAACGTGGGGCTGGTGATCGTGGCCGCGCCTGACGTGTCGTCGCCCAGCGATCCCATCGCACCGAACGGGACGCGCGGCTTCCAGTGGACCGGGAATGTCGTCGACACCCCGGACAGTGCACGAGGGCGAATGCTGGCCTTGCGGAAGTACGACATCACGTCCTCCTAGTTGGCGTTGGCGAACACGCCCAGGTTGGCCGAGCCGATCGCGTCGTCGATCGCCAGGTCCGCAAGATCGCCCGCGGCCGGCGGCGACTCCTGGGGCGGCCCGGTCTTGCCGGGCGGGACCGGGCCGACCTTCATCGAGCTCGGCCCGTGCGAGCCGCTGTACCGCCCAGCATCATAGCTGTCGTTGTACATGAACTCGTTCGGGTCCTCGTTCGTCGGCTGAAGCTGGAGTTGGGCCAGCTGCTGGTCGGGCGCCGAGATGGCCGCCTGGGACGCGCTGGTCGCCGAGACATCCGGGGTGGCGTCCGACACGATCCAGCCCAGCAGGTTCGGGGCATAGATCTGGAGGAGTGACTGCCCGGCCGCGATCGCGGATCCGACCACGATGGAGGTGTGCCACTTCTCGAGCCACTTCCACTTGTGGGCGAGGAACCACGCGGCCAGGAAAGAACCGACCGAGGCGACGGCGCCGGCATGCTTGCCCCAGGATGGCGCCCGCTGGGCGACCTGGGTCATGGCGACGCGCGTCACGAATCGGGTGGCCGCGAACCCCCCGAACCCCGGCACCACGAACTCCACGAGGTCCGTGAACAGCGGCGGGTTCGCCTTGAAGGTCTTCTTGACGTACCGGCGGTGCAGTCGGGATCTCGCCATGTTGCTCCGGTGGCGCGGGCTCGAGAAGTACGCGCCTTCTGGTAGGAGCGTACCCGCGTGCCCGTGGAACTACAAGCCCAGGGCTACTTCAGCCGTGGACAGCGATCGATCTGGCCCCGCTTCACGGCCACCCAGTTCGCGCCCGCTTGCACGCTGGCGTTCGCCGTGATGGTCAAGATGTCCTCGTCATTCGCCTGGTAGGTGTCCAGCACCACCAGTGCGCCCTCCGTGGGCCCCTCGGCGAGCTTTCGGATCACCCGGAGTCGCGTTCTTCGCTGCCGGTCTGTCATCATCGCGGGTCTCCTCTCGCTCGGTTGCGCGTCCCAGTGCCCGGGCGCTGAATGCTGCCGGTGGCCTGAATCTGTTCGATGTGCCGCAGTACCTCGGCGACCAGGTCCGGCGACCGCGGCACCTTGGCGACATCGAGGCCCAGGCACCGCGGGCAGAGGTGGTATTCCCCACCAGGGAAGTCCAGCACGGCACGCACCGTGCCAAGGACGGTACCCTGGCAATTGCCGCAGTTGCTCATCGGGGTGGCACACCGACGAGGAAGACCAGGGGCGCGAAGAGGATCCAGGGGTCCACACTTACCGGGAGCCGAGAGAGAGAGATTGGCGATGCGTCCCTTGGGGCGCGCCGGCGTCGGCGCCTCTCGCTGCGGCGGTGCTTCATGCGAAAGGCCCCCCTTCTATCAGTCCCACTGCGGTGAACGTCTTGGAGAGGATACTGAACAGCGCCGCAAGGACCGCCAGGCTGGTTCCAGGCCTGCACAGGCGGGCCATCTGCTGGTCGCCGAAGTCGAGGAACATCCGCAACTGTTCACGACGACTGGGCATGATAGCGAGCCTGTGTAGAACCTCTCGGTTGCCGAGCACGGCGAGTTCCACGTCAGCGAGAGTCGCGCCATCGTCGATCAGGGACCCCACGGTGCCGCCGACGGCGGAGCACACCATGGCGAACTCGCCGGATGTGATCGCGTCAGGTAGGACGCCCAGATGGATGAAGGCCTCCTGTGTCGCCTGCTGGTCACCTGCAGCGCGGGCACGGCCATGGGCTTCGATCAGATCGTGAGCGAGTTGCTCACGCGCCTGTTGATCCTGGTGTTCCTCGTTCATCACTATTTATCCGGGGCACCTGCACACGATGGCGCCAGTGGTCGCATCCCGATGACAGCCGTGCTTGCCGTAATCGGGGTCGGCGTATTCCAGGATGATCTCGCCATCCTTCATCGGGCCGTTCAGGGTGGCACCGGAACGATCGATCGACCCATCCGGCCTTTTGCTGCCGGCGAAGAACGACCCGATCAAGCCGCATCCAAACACGCCCCGCTCGGTGCGAAGCAGTGTTCCGGAGTGCGTCGGGCAGTTCTCCCAATTCTGTTCGCCGCCACCGACCTTGGACATCCAGTCCAGCCACGTCAAGTTCACTGGGAACCATGTGAATGTGGCATCGCCGCCTGTCCCCTTCTTGACCAGATCCGCCGCCCCCTCGATCAGATCCTCGTTCCCGGTCGCCTTGATCACTTTCGTCATCGTCGATCTCCTTTCAGTGCATCCTATACGACACGTTGGTCACCCTGCCATCCCAGCAGGCCCTACATCCCCGGCACATGTTCACGTCCGCATCGATGGCATGACACACGATGGCGCCCTTCTTCTTGACCGGCGGCGCCTCTCCCTTGCGATGCGTGGTCGACGTCGGAAGGTGGACGATCTCCGCAGGGACCTCGGCCGCCTGCCCGACGTAGTGGGCCGACATCCGCACCGCGAGGTTGCCCGGGATCCTCCCTCCTGCTCTCAGGTACGCGGCGACATCGTCGTACTCGCGGGTCGGGATCCAGTGGCGGACATCCGGCGTGGCCTCGGCCACCGCGCAGATGTTAGCCAGGTGCCAGGGCCCGTGCAGATCCCCGCTGTCATGCCAGCGGAAAGCCGGCTCGCCGCCATGCTCGATGTAGTCCCAGATCAGCGCGATCATCGCCTCGGCCCAGTAGCGGTGGCGGATCGCTGCCTGTCGCCTGGCCCTGGCCGTCACGGCAGCTCGCCAGTAGCGGTAGAAGTTCCTGCGGGCGTAGCACCCGTGGCAGGTGGACCTCGGGTCATCCACGAGGTCGCCGCCCTTCCTGCACTGGAACGCGTCGATCCCGTACGCGGCCCCGGGCATCTTGCTGGGCTGCCCCAGGGTCCCAGCGATGGCGTGGGCTTGCTGAAGCGTCATCCGCTTGGCGATCTCGAGGCGCACGCGTAGAGGCCGCGGTAACCGCTCCGGTGCCTCGCGTGGATACTTGCCGCCACCATTGATGCGCTCGCAGGCGGGGACCATCGTGGTGCCGTCGCCCAGATCGATCGGCGCGGCATGCTTGGAGCGCGGCCGGTCACACCAGATGCAGCGGGGCTCGTCGAAGTCATCATAGAGCTCGGTGACCGCCTGGGGCGCTGACGCGTCCACGACCGGCAGGTAGATGCGGCGTGGGGTAGCGTTCATCCGTCGATCCCTAACATGGGGCCGAACGGAACGAAGCGATGGCCATTAGGGTCTATCAAGAGCAACGCTCCGAAGTAGGACATCGCCGCAAAGCACAGGTTGTCCATCTTGCGGTCGTGCTCGCGATGAAGCCGGTCTCTTCTTCGGTGGCGCCTGTGCCTCCGTTGGCGCTTCATGAAAATACCCAGACTGCCAAGAGGAGCGCCATCAAGGTGAGCATACAGACACGATTCCAGCGGCAACGAGGGCACCACTCCTGGGACCATTCGGCCGGGATCGTATAATCGTGTGGCGGCGGTCTCTTCACGACTCCCCTCCCATCTCGAAGTACTCCAGGTCGTCCCGCACATCCCTGACGACCTCCAGGCTGTTACCCACCATCTCCAACCACATGACGGTGTACAGCGAGAACCGCCTCCGCCTGCGGTGCCGCATCCCTTCACGGGTGATCTGCCGGATCTGGGAGCCGGTAAAACCGTGGGCTGCCAGGGCCTCCGGTGCGCTGGTGGAGTCCATGGTCTACGCCCTCAGTAGTTCGCAAGGGGCAAAGTTCAGCTGCCGGCCGTTCAGGAGTTCCACGCTGTACACCGGAACGCCGATGTTCGACCACCCGATCACGGTTCCAGCATCGCCGATACGGACGACCCCGGGGTAGCGACCATCTTTGGTTACCGTCACCCTGGATCCCAATATGAACTCGTCGAGCGGGTGACACTGGCCGCAGCGGACGCACGGCCGCCGCTCGGCGGCCATTGTCGCGATGGCAGCGTTGACCTCGGTGTTCTCGATGGCCGCCAGCACCACGCTGATCGCATGGCAGGTGGTGCCGTACGTCGGGCGATGACGCTTGGCGAAGTCCCTCAGGGTGTCGATGGCATCAGCGAGGGTCACTGCGCCCTCATGAGCGCCCACACGACGACGGCGCCTCCGAACAGGGCAAGCGTCATCAAGCAGCGCACGACTATCACCTTGACCGACTCGGCGTCTCCAGAGAACAGCACGAGAAGGCCCGAGGCCATCAGCAGCAACACCAAAGCGTCTCCCATCTTCGATCTCCTTGAACTCGTCTGCAGCCTACTGTACAACATGTTCAGGCAATCGGGGGCGGCCTCCGCTCAAGGGAAAGACGGCGCTGGGCAACCGGCGCCGTCCTACTTTGTAGCCGATGGTGGCTCGGGCTCAGCCGGTCACGTACCAGGTGTTCACGCCGTCGCTGGTCACCGCGAAGTGGAAGTGGTCCCCTGAGAGCACCACGCTCGGGTTGCCGTCGATGTTGTCACCAAGGTCGGCGGCCAGGGTGACGTTGTTCACGCTCACGGCGACGTTCTTCAGGCGGATGGTCTGCCCCCGCAAGCTGGGACCGGCGGACGGCAGAGTCACCGTGAACGCTCCGCCGGTGGGATCAACCAGAACCAGTTGAGTCGGCGCGTCCGTACCCAGGGCCGTGTTGATGACCAGAATGTCCGACGGGAAGTTGAACGTCCGGCTCGTGTTGATAGGCGTCAGCGTCCCCAGGAACGTCGTCTGGGACGTGGACACGAGGAGGGCACTGTTCGCCCAAATCAGATCGACTGTCGAGCCGACAATCCCCGAGATCGTATCCGCAGCGACCGTCGCTTCCTCGCCTTCGAGGATGAAGGCCACCGTGACGGCGGCGCTGATGTTCACCACCGCATGACCGACAAAGAACAGCCCTGCTTGGTCGCCTAGCAGAAACTGTGCGTTGGCGCCGACGTCCATCAAGGGGCCAGCACCGCTCGAGGATAGCTCAGCGAAACCGCCGATCGTGACGGTGTCGATCTGTGGAGGCGCCTGACCGAAGTCAGCGATGGGGGGAGTCGTCCCCGTGAAGCGGACGTGGATGCGGTCAAGGAACGATCGGAGGTGTGTGAAGGACGCCCCCTCGGGCACCCTCACCTCGACGATGCGATCCGGCACCGTGGACCACGTGACCCCGGTCATGTCGTAGGGGCCGCCTACTGGAATCACGATCGGTGTCACGACACTGTCATCGAACTGCAGGATGCGCTGACCCTGCAGGAGCGCTAGGCGGGCGAGGGCATCCGCCCATGTCACCACTACGTTTTCGCCGGCAACACCGCCTGGACGAAACACCACCACGTACGTGCCCCCGCTTCCGATGGCTGGGACGTTTGGGCTTCCAGGACAGAACGGGCGCGGGACGAGGCCCTGGCTCATCAGGCCATCATCGGGCTGTAGACCCAGGAGCCGGAAGGACGGGTGGATCGCGTTCACCCAGGCCTCGCAGTTACCGCCGGGGTTCGCCGTGTTGCGGATGGTGAGGTTCACCGCATCCGCGGACACGAACTCGAAGGTGTCCTCGTACTGCAACTCGACGAAGTCAGGGATGACTGGAACGTTCCGCAGGACCAACCCATGCGGCAGGGTCTGGGTGTTCCCTACCGGAACCGCCGTGAAGTTCAGGATGCTGAAGAGCTTGTCCGTCGCCATGAGCAAGCCTACCAGCGCCAATCCGGGATCGTGAGGGATTTCTTGGGGTCATTCCTTCTGGTTTCCGCTGGAAACCTGTTCGGCGTACCGCCGCTGGTGGCGCTCGATCACGATGTTCAGCCAGACCCGCATCCCGTTCTGGTCCCAACCCTTGAAGGCCCCCGAGAAGTCGGTGCGCTCCCGGTGGTGGTTCCGGCAGAGCGGGATACAAGTGCGGTCGTCGGCCTTCTGCCCGTAGCCGCGACGGCCCGCATGGTCGGCCTCCACGTTGCCATAGCAGGGGGTCGTGGCAAAACTGCTGGCGCAGCAGGCCTGCCACCGCACCCAGGCCATGTAGTCCATGTCGCGCGGGCGGTTCCGGTACTTCGAGTCCCCGCGTTGTTTCAGCCGGGCCCTTCGCCGTAGCGGTGTCGATCGCTTGAGCGGAGAGCGTTTCATATCCGCATCGGCATGATCAGAAACTTCACCCCGACCTGGTTCTCGAACACCATCGCATCCAGGCGTTCCGGGGCCCAGGCGGTGATCTTGACACCGTGGTCGTTGCGGAGGCCGCCGCTCGCGGCGCAGGTGGCGCCATCGACTTCCGCGATACCAGCGAGGTAACGCGGATCGAAGCCGTATCCCTGGGGGCTGTCGTTGCTCGGACCGACTTTCTCGCAAGCGCTCACCACCTGCTGATAGGGAGGAAAGCTCGAGGCGTCGGCCGCCGTGACTACGAGGTGAACGCCTCGGGGTCCGATCCCTAGCCGAACAATCCCTGAGGGGTCGGTCGGCCTCCTCTCGATGGTGATCAGATGGGAGCGGTCCGCCTTCATGGCTCTCTGCGCAGCCACCGCCGCAAGGAGGTGGTCCCGGTCCACTCCGATGGTCAGACCGAATGTCTCGCACGGCGCGATCACCATTCGATGACCGTCCACCGCCACCATGGTGCCCTTTGTGAACAGCACCTGGTGCAGGTGGGGTCTGCCTCCGTCCGTGCCGGTCCACTTGGCAACAGCCTCGAGCACGTTGGTGGGGACGGAAATCACGGCATGCTTGGTCACGGATGTTGGCGGTGGATTCTCTTTCACGGTGTCATCTCCTTGTAGTTCTGCGCGCTCTGGACACGGGCAACCAACGCAGATGAACGCGAGCTCGCGTCCGGCGTGCTGGTGTCCGCACTTCGGGCACTTCGTAGCCTGCACGGTGAACGTCGAGATCACGGCGTCATCTCCTTGGTGATGGGGAACGCGGCGTGCTGGACGCCGTCGAGGTAAGGCAGCTCGATCACGCTGCCGGCTTTGAGCTTCGAGCCGGGGCCGGCCGCGACCGCATACGGAGCTGCATCTTCGTGCGACCCGTCCGGTGCGAGCGGCGTGATCTTCTCGCGCGCCTGCTTCAGGAAGAACGGCACGCCCGCCGCGGCGCACTGGTCGCGTAGCGAACGCAGCCACGCGGGGTCACACGGCCGCGCACCGGGGCCGCTTTCGCAACCAGCGATCACCCAGCCGAGCGGCGGATGTGGTCGCTCATTCAGGGAGCCGTCGCGTGCGATGACCCCGCGAGTCGCGATGCCCGCGAGATACGGCGTCAGGTACAGACCCCCGATCAGCGGCTCGCAGGACAGGCCATGCACGACACCCGGCACGCGAAGCAACTCCGGCACGCGGTCGTCAGCGGCCGGCTGGTGCTCCACGCTCGCCATCGGCCAGACGTTCGGCAGCGGCCACGGCGCGGCGAACGCAGCGTCGACGAGGTCGCTTCGCGAGAGCAGTTTGCTGTCGGCGTCGCTGAACTTCGTACGGTCGCGGACGTAGCGCTGCAGCAGCGCGAAGCAGTACGCCGCCGGCGGCACGCCGCGCCCGCCGTTCTCGCCCGCCGCGACCCGCGCGAGCCACTCGTACCACTCGCGCATCCGCCGCACGCGCTTGGTCAGCAGTTGGTGGATGTGCCGCTGGGTCACGGCCATCACGCCGAAGATGAGCGCGATCATCTCGTTGCTGTACCGCTCGTGAAACGGGTCGCTGACCGAGGTGGTGAAGATCCGGCGCGGGCGCTCCCAGCGGATCGGGTCGAGCAGGTGCTTGTCGACGAGCATCACCTTGCCGGTCCAGCGCGCACCGTTTGGCGTCATGCGGACCAGGCCCTCGTAGGGCAGGCCGGGCGCGGCGAAGCGGTAGCCGTTGCGCTCGGCGTAGCAGCCGCCGCCGCTGGGATCCCCACAGCCGGACGTGGTCGCCCCGGCGGCGATCGTGCGCGAGCAGCCGCGGAGGCATGACCACGTCGCGTCCGTCCACGAGATTTCGGTGCGGTCACCCATGGCGCGCGGTCCGCTCCCACGACGCGATGATCGTCGGATACACCGGCCGCAGCAGCGACAGCATCGCCTCGGCGTACACCCTGATTTCGTACTGCGCATGCGGGTCGAGACGCAGGCCGAGCATGTGGAGCGTGTTGTGCAGGTCGCACTGCCAGTACCACTCGGTGTAAGTGCCGCAGGGCAGCACAGTTCGCGCGAGCTCTGGTGCGAGGCTCTGCCCGAGTAGCGCCTCGTACATGTCGAACGAAGCGTTGCAGCTCGAGATGATCATCCGGCTGCACTCGTCGGGATCGTCAACGACCTGATTCGACGACCCCTGCTTGTTGGTCTCAGCCTTGCGCTGCATCCGGTCCAGCGTCGGCACGTAGAACTCGCGTGCTGCCTTGACGTAGCGATACGAGACCTCGTTGATGCTCGCGGTCCGGTGCCTGACGAGCTGGCGCGCGACGAAGATCGGCATCTTCATGTAGAACCGCACCTGACAGAACTCGAGCGGCGTCGTGTGCCGATTCCTCACCAGGTAGTCGGTGAGCTTGGCGTCCTGTTCCTCGGTCCGCTCCTCCTTGTTGCGGAACGAGGTCCGGGCGGTGCGCGCCGGGGTCCGGTCATCGCCCATCGTGTCGACGAGAGCGACGTAGCCATGATCGAGCAGCTTGATTTCGTTGTTCACTGGACACCTTCTGTGTGCATGCCCTCGCGGCGCTCGATCGCGCGGTCGAGGTACCAGCGGGCCTTCTTCAGGTCTTCCAGGCCGGCCTTGTTCTTGTGGCGAAGCAGGTACTTGATGACGTTGCCGAGGCTGAAATCGAGATCGAATGTCTCGATGATGCGCATCACCAGATCGCCGCGGTAGTGCGCGGGGCGAACCGGATCAGGCGCGATGGCGGTGGCCGGTGGCTTCTTCCCCACGGATCAGTTCATCCCCGCCGCGCCCGGGCATTTCCCGTTGAGGCCGAGGTGGTGCAGCTTGATGCTCCGTGCGGCGCAGTACTCACGGACCGCCTTGCCCTGCAGCAGGTGCGACCCGTGCCTGCCCCACGCGGCGACGACGCGCTTCGCTTCGACGCAGGCGAGCCGAATCTGCTCGAGGTTCTGCGCCTGGATCGCCTCCCAGTCGGCGGCCCAACCACGGCCGGTATACCCGGCCGTGCCACGCTTGCTGACCGGGCTGACCGGACCATGTGTGACGTATCCACCTGCCCTGAAGCACCGTGTTTCAGCGTCGATCGTGCACAGCGCCCACGGCGCGGAAATGACCAACCAGCGACCAGCATGCGCCCATGGCGACCATCCGTCAGGGACGGCGATCGCTGCTAGTCCGGACTTGGCAAGTACGCCATTGCTCATGTTCTTCCCCATGTTGTCCATCTCGTCAGGTGCGCAAACACCTTGGTGAACCTCTCCGGCCTGGGGCCGAAGTAGGTCAGCGCCAACTCGAACCTGCAACTATCACGCTTCTGACCTGCCTCATCGGCGAACGGGTCCAGGAATGAGATCCGCTTGAGCGCCAGGATTCGCGGGTTACGTCTGGGCTTGGCGCACATATTTACCCACCACTTGGTGGATGGGGTGAACATGGACAGTCGGACGTGCTCTCGAAGATTCCCGCATCGGAGTTCACGCAGCATCTTGTCGGTCCACGCACCGGACTGCGAATACGGGTCGTTCTGGTAGCCGGTGTGTCTGGGCCGCATTCTGGCAGGCAAACACCAGGGCAGGATGAGACCGCCCGAGGTGTACGCCCTGCGTGCCCTGACGATGGAGCGCTCGTTGGAGCACGGGTCTATATCCACAGGTCCCCGGAAGAATTCCTCCAGCGGGTTAGCGATCTCCGGTGGAGAGCACCACCAGTCAGAGTCTGCCACCGCGCTCCGTCTTTCCACTGGAAAGTTGCCAGCGAATGAACGCTATGGCCGCCTCGATGCCCTTGTCGAGTTGATCGATCTTCTTCCGATCAACATCTGCAAGTCTGCGGGCCTCCATCAGAAGCGCCGCGTTCTGGTCGCGCTCGACCTCAACCTCCCGGATACGTTTCCGAAGCGGGAACTCCAGCCCGTGGATCTGGTTCCGAAGGTCTCGGTTGGCCTGGAGTGCCTCCGTCAGCTGGCGGCGTAGCTTGGTCATGCTGAACTCGGTAAGCGTCGCCGCAGTGCCA